TTAACAAATAGGAACTGTATTCGCGTCTACTTCAATCGTTTTACAACGGTTCATAGAGTTGTAGGTATCACATTGTACAAATACAGAACAATATACTGTTTGACAAGTGTAAATTGTTGCAGGACCAGTTCCACAAACACGATAATCTGTTTTAGGAACAGCAGCTCCACCTTTTGCGAAATCTTTATTCAAATTAGAAATGGTAGATTTCTTTACGCTTAAATTTTTAAAATTCTTTTTTTTCATGATAGTATATTTAAAATGGTTTGATAATTTTTCTAGGTATAAAAGATTAGCAAATTGGACGCGTATTGGTGTCTAGTTCATTGGTTTTACAAATATTCGCTGTGCAAATTTGCCTAGAGTCACATTCTGCGGCTCCTGAACATGTTGTAACTGTTTGTTGCGGTATTGGACAGCGGCGTAATGTTGCAATAATGATAATATCTGTTCCACCAATCATTTGTTGGTTCAAACGAGAAACTTTCGATTTTTGTAAGCGTAAGCTTTTAAGATTCTTTTTTTTCATGATATACGTATTAAGTTTTATAAATATTTCTAGCAACTCATATACGAATCGCAAGGAAACGTTTTGTCAATCCAGCAGCACATGGTACAGTCAGTTCGTTGCGTTTCTCCTCCTGTAATTTTTGAATATTCTAAAGAGGAAATTGCTTTTTTGTTTAAGCTCAATTTGTATGCGTTTCTTTTTTTCATAATGATTAAGGTTTAAGTATTTCAAGATAAAAAGAAGTGTATAAACTCTGCTACGGTTTTCCCGTAAAAGTGTAAATATGTGCTGTAAATGAGGTGGTTATGTGTTATTGAGGCTGTTATCTGAAAATAGAAGATATTGCATTAAAAAAAGATGTTACTATATAGATGCCACAGAAATACAAAAGCGAACTCTATGCAAAAGTTCGCTTTTTTTTAATAAAACGGGAGTTGGTAAGACTCCCAATCGTTGACGAAAACCTTACAGCGGATAACAACAATGTTCCTGAGTACCATTATGTGCATTAGAATGCGAATAACTTCCACCTTTTACTTTTGTAGAGGTTAATGTAGAAATTGCTTTTTTTCCTAACTGTAACGTTTTTAATTGTTGCTTTTTCATAATATTCTGTTTTAATGTTTGTGTGATAAAACTAGAAATTTTATGGCTGTCCAACATGCAAAAATGTGTAAAATAGGTACGTGTATGCACGCGGACGGGATTTTTGGGTGTTAGGTAGGTGTTTGGTTTTGGGGATTAGGGTGAAATAGAGCCAAGTGACAAGAACCAAGAGCCAAGAGCCAAGAGCCGAGAGCCGAGAGCCAAGAGCCGAGAGCCGAGAGCCGAGAACAAATCAACAAATTGACGAATTAACGAATCCACGAATCAACAAACAACAAATAACGAACAACAAAAAACAAATAACCTCCACAAGCACAGCAACCTATAAAAAAGTCTCAAAAAAACCGCAAAAATAATTTTCAGAATAAAAAAAGCTTTCTATATTTGCATCCGCAATCGGGAAATACCCGATGAGACACTCGGAGAAATGGCAGAGTGGTCGAATGCGGCAGTCTTGAAAACTGTTGACTGTAACAGGTCCGGGGGTTCGAATCCCTCTTTCTCCGCTAAAACCCTTGTAAACGTACTGTTTGCAAGGGTTTTGTTTTTTAAGGGAAAGAACAGGGGAAAGAAAACACTAAGATAAAGCCTAAATTAATTACATTTATTTCATGAAATTTTTCACCTTTGAATTCATCGAGATTACTCTTTCAAACATGTGAATTGTGTTGTTTTTATCGGTTCCAAGCAGTTCAAACTTCATTTCTTTTGGGTAATAATTGAACGTCGCCACTATTCTAGTGGTGAGCCTATAAGAATTTGATACAGCTCTTTCAATAGTGCGCTTGAAAGATTTAATGATTGGTAAATGATATTCTTCGGTTTCAAAAATATCTTCTGTGTATATGATTTCAAAGTCTAGCATAACGCGAAACTAGGAAACGTATTTTCAAGAATAATAGAAATGATTACTTGATTTCCTGTAGTTGCAGAATTTTTAGTTTGAAAGTTTGGTAGTGAACTTTTTTTCTAGTGTCCTTTTAAGGAAAAATATGGCAAAAATAAAAAGTAGAGCTAGAACAATTAAACTGACAAAAAAAGGTGTAGGATTGAATTTTTCTTCTTTCTGCTTCTCCTTCTCTTTAATTTCTTGCGTGATGAAAGAGTTATCACTCTGTTTGATTTTCTCTTCTATCAGTCTATAGATTTCGTCGGCAGTACATTCAACATCGACTTTTCCATCTGGACGATAAACCACAGTTTTTGTCAATCCTCCATTTTTAATGGTTTTGATTAACTCTTTAAGTTCTCCGTTTTCATTACGTTCACGTTTTTCAATTGGAATAATCTCTGTTTTGATTTGTCCACCTTCGCGCTTTTCTTGAATGCTGCGTACTATTTCCGTGCTAACGTCTTTTGCTTCAACTTTTTTTACTTTCTTTTTAGTAGATTCTTTCTTTACAGCACATGAACAAACAAGTATAGAAAGTATTATGATTTTAAATATTGACTTCATCATTTTGGATCAATTATTTGTATTGTGGTAGAGTTGATTCCTTTTAAAGCTGAGTGAAAGGATTTCATAGTATTTTTACTATTGGTTACATCGTAGTAGCCATCGCGATCAATGTCTTTAAGCTTTAGCCCTGGAGCAATACAACCGTTAAGTTGGTGCCAATGATTTGAAGAATGAATTTTACATTCACTTCTGTTTGGAACATTCTTTAATTCATAGAGATTTTGATTAAATCTAGGAGAATACTCAAGAATCAAAGGATAAGTTCCTGCGGGTACATTGCTGACATTTCGTTGATTATCTCGGTCACCTCTTTCGATACAAAGTGAAGCGAAGATTGGCTGGCCAGTATTATCTACTACCATTAAAACTCCTGTACTTTGATTATGGTCCTTCCATAGACGTTGTAATATTACTTTTTTCATTGCTTTGGATTTATAATTTCTTCATCAGTTACTTCAATGTTATTTATTGATTTCTGGTCACGCTCTTCAACATCTAATTTTCCAGCAATCTTCTTGATAATTCCTTTTTCAAGAAGTGATATGATTTTGTCAAAAAATGACAAGAACTTTGGCTTTTTTCCGGAACGCCTCTTTATATTCTCGCCAATTGAATGAAGCTCATAGCTCATGGCAAGGATGTTAAGTAAAACACCAATAAGAAGAACGCCTGAAGATACTTTGACGTATCCTAGTGCAATCAGAAAAGATGTAATGAATACGAGAAGTGCATCTACCAAAATTACACCTCCTATTTTTCCGAACGATAAATACAGTTTATCAGACTCTACCCAATCGGGATTCGACTTTGACTCATATTTTGAAGCAATCAATCCTGAAATAAAATCAAAAGCCCAGAATATAAGATACAACACAATACAACACACTATTGTTAGTATAGGTAGTTCCAAATCACTGGCATTCGCATTCTTAAATATTCGTTTAAATCCACTCGTGAATCCAAAACTAAAAGGTATTGAAAACAACAAAAGTGAACCATTTTTATAGGTAATAGCCTTAGCAAATAAACTAAGTCCAAGTATTTTATGTAATAATGTAATTTTCATTTTTTATGGTAGGTTAAAGTTTTAATAATCCAGTATATAGGTGTACTAACTATCAATCCAATTGCACGCAAGTAAGGTGTTGAGATTCCCTTTCCTAGTAGTTCCATGTCGCGACCATACTGCCAGTCAGCTTTTATTTTTTGTTTGATCCATTTGAAACCAGAATATTTTGGTAGCTCATTGATGTAGAAATCATCATGAGCCATAGCTGAAAAATCTAGTCCTTTGATGTCATCCAAATCTTTTACGATTGTTGCTCCGTCGAATTCGTTTGGATTATAAACAAAGAAATCATACGCTTTTAGAAATCGTTCATTTGGAACTCCTTGCATTGAGAGTCTATTTACAACATCAATTCTTTTTTGCGCTAGTAATTTTTTGCTTTGATTAAAAAATGTTGATTTGCTCCAAAACATATCATGCGGTTAATATAAGATTCATCGTATTTTGTATTTCTACAATAGGTGTCGTGGTCTCAACACTCTTCATCAATTCTAACACGTACTCAGCTTTTGAGTAGTTATATCCTTCCATATAATCAATCACAATTCCTCTAGCAATCTCGATCATTGAGATAAACTCGAAATAAGCTTTTTCACCTGCCTTGTATCTGTTTATGATTAATTCTTTATAAGCTTGCCAAGTATAACCGTGATTTTCGCCTTCACGCTGTATCATTCCATTCACATCTTCCAGTTCTCCAATAGCGATTCTGTATTTGTGTAGATAGAGCTTCTCTTGTGAATCTATATATTCACGACTTCCGTCTTTGCCAATCGCAATTTTCTTTGCACCGATCATCAAATTCGCTACTTCTTCTTGAAGCTTGGTAGTTAGTTCTCCTTTTCTGTTTTTATGGTAACTAACAAGTATTTGACCTTCGGCACCTTCCACTAAATCTTTTCCAACAAGTCTTGGCTTGAAAAAATTGACCGTATCTTCTTTTTTTCGTTCGTTTGATTTAAGAACGTAATCACTATCAACTGATTTATCACCAGCTACAAAACCTTTATCTATGTCAAATACTGATACTATCATGTCATGAATAATACTTTTCTAAAGCCTAAATTAGATGTGCTTCCGTGGTTGGTTTCAGGATCAATCACAACACCATAAGAATTTATACTATTGTCGAGTGTTATAACATTGATTTGATCTCCTGTTAGTTGTTTTATAAAATCATCACTATAAATTCCAAAATAATCGGTAGTTATGGAACCATGATTTTCTGAAGGAATAAAGTTTGGTGAAATGATTGAATATGTTTTATTTCCTTTGATACCAGCATTCCCTGTGTTAGTAACAGGATCTGAGGTTCCAGTTAAATTATTGAAAAAGTTTATGTATATAATATGTTTGAGCGGGTACGCTTTTCCAAACATATATACAAGTCGTTGATTTAGAAGTTCTCCAGTTAACCAACAATCTTGATTTTGACCTAAGATTGAAGGAGTGAAAGTTTTTATAGTGTGATAAGCTTTGTAATTGTTGCTTACTGCTGTGCTTTGATTTGTGTATGTGACAGGTATTATTTGACTTCCAGAAGTGCCACCTCCACTATTAGGCACTGCATCAAGTATTTTTTGAATCTCTAACCACTCAGAAACACCCGCATTTGAAACTCTAATTTTCGAAGTAGGAACTAAAGGAGATTGCTCTGCAAACTCTTCTGTTCTTTTAGAATTTGCAATTATTTGATTTAACAATTCTGTGTTTGCCGCGACCTTTTCAGATAAGTAAGCTAAAGATGACATTACGCATAAAAATTATATACGTAAAAATAGAATTTAATCGAATTTTCGTTCGAGGCAAATATTGAAAATTAGCTAATTATCACTATATTTGAATATGGATTTTATATTTTTATTAGTGGCTGTATTCCTTATTGGAAATCACCTTTTCAAATCTTTAGGAATATCGCTATTTTCTCCAAAGAAAGACTATGATTTTCCCAAAACTAAAGATATCGAACCATCTATAACTGTCAATAATTATACTACTGAACAACATCTACACATTTCAAAAGAAGATTTAGAAAGACTAATTAACGAAAACAAAGAAAATGGCTAGACCAGTTGAAATTTTAGAAAAGTATTTAGCTACTATCAAAAAAGTTGTTGTTACCTACCATGATAACGAAACAAAAGATTTTTCTCCGAATGAATGGTATTTATTTGAAGAAAGAGTAATTAAAGTTGCTAAAGAAATTCAGATTATTAATATATAAGATTATGACAGGAGATAGTTTCATAAATAGTCTATTCGATATAGATGCAAGAGATATATGTTCAGCTACTCTTAAAGAAAAAGAGGTTCGTTTTAGTACTAAAATTCATTTTAAATCATTAAGTGGAATTAAGCATATTATAAAGAATGAGGTATTTACCTTTGAAAACAATGAAGATGCCACTTTATTTTTCTATAACATTACATCTGACTTAAAAAATTAATAAGTAACAAATCCTCCATCACCAGAATCAATCAATCCTGGAATTTCTATAGCTCCTTCAGAAAACTCAAATCCACTATTTGAATTACTGTTATACACGTTTTCAGCTTTGATCATAGATGCTTTTACTACATACAAATTTGTATCTTCTAAAGCACCTTCCACCTCTATCGAATCATTTTTAGCATACGCAACTCCGTTTATCTGTAAATTATTATGAGATAGTGCTTGACATATTTTTCGCATGATCTCTTTGGTGACTGGTTCAAATTCAAACTCATCAAGTTCATGAATTTCTGAACTTAATAATATTGCAGTAGTGTCTGTTTTGTAGCTTTCACTCTCATCTGATACCTGACCGTTTATTTTATAGATTGGTATTCTAATTTTATTCTCAATCCCTGTAGCGTAGAATATATCCGTATTGGTTGAATGGCTATATCTAATTTCAACAGTGTTTTCCTGTCTTACTTTTACATCAATCAACTCGCTTAAGTGTTCCAAATTACCAAAAGAAGTATCATTATTATTGATACGAACTTGAATTTCTTCATTTAAGTAATCAACCATATCAATTGAAAATTCAAATACTTCATAATTGAATCGGTTGTAAAAGCAAGAAACGGGAACAATAACATCAGCTCCTAAGTATTCGGTATCTAGGACTAAGACTTCTGCATTTCTATCTTCATCAAAAACAATATTCTCAATGAAATACCATGATAAATCCAATCGCATGTAATTTCCTATCACTCCCCACAACGGCAACGTTCCATTAAGAGTATAATCATCTCCAGTGTCTAAACCTGTATCATAGTCATAAATATTTCCACTTAAGAAATAAACACCCGTTTTTCCGTCACCTAAATTAAACTTTCGCGCGTCTCGCATATCTTTAAGGCGCATGTTAGCTGTTTTTTGTTCGACATTTAGAGGAACTTCTGTTCCATTAATTAAAACATGTGCTAAGTTTTCACTGTAATTTGATTTGAATTGAGTAGTGATAATGTCACAGCTTTGAAATTGTTGTATTTCAGTATAAGCAATTTTTACATCAGCTTCACAACTCAGCGTGTTTTCATCATTCTTGTAATTAGAACAATCTCCCCACTCTATTCTGTTGGCATATCGAATCGAATTACTTTTAGAAATTAAGAAGTATGGACTGTTGATTCCAAATTCATCTATTACAAAATTTTTTATGATTGAGCATCCGTATTGATCTCTGACATGTAAAACATAATTATCAGGAGCCAATCCATTAAATGTATTGGATGACTGCCATGTATTTCCATCTAGCGAATACTCTAACTCTAAACCAAAGCTTTCGTTTAAGTCAATAATAACTGTAGCACCTTCTGGTGAATTGTTAATAGTGGGTGTAATATTGTCAGGATTAAGTGAAGCTGGTAAATTGATAGTTTGTGTGACGGTTTGACCGTCTGAACTCTCACAATTTATTATGATACCTACACTTCTTAGATAGTCAAAACTAAATGGATTTGAAGTATTGTTTGAAATATTTACGGCTCCAGTAATTGTCTGAGCAACTTCACTTGTTTCTATACTAACTCTAATGTAATCACAAGGATTTGAAGCTTCTGAAAAAGTAATTGAACTTATACCAAAAGGAGTTTCTGTGTAGTTAGTGATATCAAAATCAACGGAACTTGGATTTGCTGGCTCTGCTCCAGTAGTATCAAATCTAACTAATGGGTTTGTTCCTTTAATCAATACTTCATTATCATCTCTTGACACAACATAAGAATTATTGCTGTTGTAGTCTAAATTAAACGATGTAATAAAATTAATCGCGCTTCTTTCTCCTGGAACAGATGTAACTATTCCCAAAGAAACTTGATTCGAGGCTTGTCTGAAATTCACCCATTTTTCAAATACATGAAAAGCTAATCCATTTGGAACATCACCGGCAAAAAATGTTACTGTGTCATTAATTGACAAATCTTGATTGAACGTTATTTTAATTTCTGAATAAGTCATTATCTATTAGCTTTTAAAATTTTCCACTGTCCAGCGCCGTTAGGTTTTAGATTAAATAAATACCCGTGCTCAAGTTCATTATCTTCATTGATAAACTCAATAAGACCATTCATGTTTGGGATTTCTTTTCCCTGAATTGTAGTAGTTCCTTCAACCATTTCCATGAGAAAGAAATCAACTTGGTGTTCAAATTCTATCCATTCAGGAAGATATCGAGGTCGGTCAAGATTGGAATTTCGAATCTTTCCATTCTCAGCATATTCGTTTCCTCCATTGAGTTTTGTTTTAAGATTGCTATTCGCTGAAGAGCTTGCGTATCTAATGAAATCATTCAGGTATTTTGTGAGTCCTGCGGCAATAACCCATCCATGTCTTAATAGTAAATTGATTGGACTGAATCGTAAGTTTGTTGCTGTTTCTGGGTTAAATATTCCTGAAGGTTCCTGTTCAAAATCATCCTGCCATTTTCTTTGGCTGAATGAGTCAAACCCTCTTTTTAAATCAAAGACAAAAACATCTTTATCATATCTTGTATCTTCGGTTGGAAAATCTGATTTTGGTTTTCTGCGCGCGAATTCCGCACCGTATGAGTCAGCTCTATATTTACATACTTTTTTGAATGATTTTTTTAGCCTATTGATAATAGTAGTAAATGTGGATTTCGCATTGAACTCATCAAGCCCCATAGCTTCTTCGTAATCTCCTCCTTTTGAAAAACCAATTTCAACCGACGAATAATAATATTCCTTCGCGACACTCCTTTTTAAGTTTTTCACTTGATATGGAAGCCTAATTGTTACATTTTTATCGTAGAAATATTCTAACTTTTCAAATCTAACAATTTTTTTATATCCTTTCTTTTCAATACCAATACCAAGATTCCTTAAAACTGATAATGATTCCCTATAATCTTTAAATGAAGTAGAGAACATTTTGTATTTATTATCATCCACTTGTGGGAACTTATCAAAGCCGCGAATCCAAAAACCGTGCGCAAATCCAGTGAGCGCTGCTTCACCGTCACTTTGATATCCTAATTCAGTTCTTCCAAGTGCTTCTGAGTAAAATGCATTTTCTCTGCCAGTAATAAGATGAACTAGTCTTTCTCCTAATTCATGAGCTAAAACAATTTTGCAGTTGGAAGGCTCGAAAAAACTATCTTCTTCAATAATTGCTGAGTTACAAACTATATCTCTACAATTTAAGTCAATATAGGCACTTCCTTGATTGAGTAAATCAAAATCAGTCCATAATTCTAAACTTAAACTTTCACCTTCAAGAATTTCAATAAATCCTTGAAATGATACGTTGAAACTATTTCCGGAAGCCGCAAAAAGCTCGTTTTTATCAATCCATTCAATGAGATTAATTCTTTCTTTAAAGTTGTAGTCTGATCCGTCTTTGTAAATTGTAATAGAAACACCAGCTCTAGCATGGTCTATATCTTCCTGAGTCATATCAAAGATGAAATCAAAGTCGAAATCATGATATAGATTTCGCGTTCTATCTGATTGGTCAAAGTACATTATGCCTGAATCGCCTTGTTCTAGTTCTCCAATGGTATTAGGAATTACACTTACTGCTTGTTCATGAGAGAATTCGTTTTGACCTAACGGAAAACCAACAGAGAGCGTCGCTGCATTTCCGCTTTCGGTCTGGAATAAGATGTGAGCATTGTTATTGATGTCACTTACTTTATACAACGTTTTTAAAAATATCCTTCTACCATCAAATAAAAAACTTTCTGTCTGTAGTTCTCCTACTGGAACCCCGTCCATGGTATCTAATCGCTCAATTTCAACTTCTTCAGACTCTCTAGCTTTTAACAATGATTCTATTCCGCCAGAATTGAATTTGATGGAAACTTTTTTGTTTTGAATGCTGTATGTAGATAGATCTAAATAGCCTTCATAAGATTTAGCCCAAATATCAGTTATTGGGTGTCTTTCATCAAGTCTTAATTTGATTTCTGCATTGATTCCGTCAAAATCTTTTACAAGTTTGATGAAGTCAGCGCCATCATTTATGAATTGAAGATTGTTTGAAAATTTAGCAAATACACCGTGGTAATCTTTATTCCTAGCATATTCCTTTTCATCCGTACGCCAACCGATTGGTTCGGTAATTATCACAGGCTTGAAGTTTTTGCTCCAAAGGGAATACCGTTTTCTATCATAATATGTTGGATTTACTCTACTCATTATGCATTCCAATCAGTGTTTTTTAATCTAAAAAGCTCATGTTCAAAGTCAGTAGATTTTGTTTGAGGAACAATGATATTTGGTTTACTCTTTTCAACTGCTTTTCTAGTCAATCTAGTTTCTTCAATCAAGGCATCATAATTGCTATTGAATTCATATTTAGCTTGAAACTGATTAAGTTTCCTATTGTCAGCTTCAACACTTGATAATATTGATGCCCTCATTAATTTATCATACTCCTCTAAACTTGGTGTTACTTTGGTACCTGTCGGTAAATCTAAAAGCGAAGGTCTGTCAACAATGTAAGGTGCTTTGTTTGGCTCAGTAACAATTTCTGGTCTTTCTTCTCCAACCCAAGCAATACCTCCTGGATGGAAGTCAGTTCCTTTTGCATACTTTGGAATAGGCGCGGCTAGAGCTGCTGCTAATTGAATCGCACCTAAAGTGGCTACTAAAGCAGAGAATGGAATACCTAAAACAGCACCGCCTTGTGCTAATGCTTTTGATACACCTTGCGCTATATTAATACCTATTTCAGTGACCGCTAATGCTTTGTTTAAAACAGCTTGTTTGCGCTGTTCCTTGCGTTTCTTTTTTTCTAGTCTTTCTCTGGTAGCTTCTCTTTGTTCTTCGAGTGCCGCACGTTGTTCTTCTGTTAAGTTTTCGTTTTCAAGAAGTTTGTTAAACTTGTCATCTTCTCTAGCAATCTCTTCATCAATTTTATTAATTTTAGAGTCCAGTATTGCATTGGCTAAATCCGATAAAGCGCTTGATAAATTATTAGATATGTCTAGTATTTCCTGAGCCTTTTCTTCAACACTCTTAGCTTCTTTATCATCATTATCAATGACGTGTTGTGTTTTTACGTCTGAAATATCGGCTTTCAGTTTGGCAAGTTTCGCCTCATATTCAGCTCTTTTTTCTGCACTGATGTTTTCACTCTCAAGTAATTGCTCTACAGCTTTTACCTGAGTTTGAAGAGCCTCAACTGCATAGCGTTTCTTTATTTCAGCTATTCGTTTTTCGCGAAGTTCTACAGCTTCTTCTTCTTTTGCGTAGATTCCTTCTTTAGCTAGAAAAGCATTATTTTCCGCTTCAATCTCGTTATTGAGAGCTTTTTCGCGTTCATTTGCTACTTTTTTGGCAGCGGCAACTATTTTTTCAGCCTCTACAGCTTCATCATTTCTTTTTCCTGCATTTAGAATTGCGCTTCTTTTTGCTTGATATTGTTCAATGATGAGTGTTTCTTCGTCACCTATTTTTTTCAGTGTTTCTTTTGAAACATCACCTTTTGTAATTAAAGCTTCAAGTTCTTTTTCAGAAAAGTTTTTAGACGCATCAAATTTGTTTTTAGCAGTTAGTTTAGCTAATTCGATTTCGAGTCTACTTTGTTCTTCTATAGCCTTAGAACGCTTTTCAAAAGAATTTTCTTGATTGCTAAAAATCTCTTCTTGCTCTTTGATTTGTTGTTTTAGTGAAAACTCAGAAAGTTTAAAAGCATCTTGACGTAGTTTCTTTTCAGCAGCAGCTCTTTCTTTGGCGGCTTTATCTGCGTCCTTGTTTGCTTTTTTAACGCCAAGAATCGAATCAATTTCCTTTTGGTAAGTGCCAATTAAATCATTGATTTTTTCTGACCGTTTAATGTCAGATTGTGAACTATTTAATCCGTCTTGTTCTTCGCGAAGCGCTTTGATCTTATCTTTAAGTTCAGATACATTTAATAGCTCATCTTTTATAAGTCCAGCTAATACTTTTGATTCTTCAATTTGTTTTTGATTAGCCTTTTGTCTTTCGTCATAAGCTTCACGCTGTTTTTCAAATTCCTTTCTTTGAGCAATTCTAGCTCTTCCTTCTTCAGTAAGGCTTTCAATCAAACGGTTCTTTGTGTTGATATTTTTCTGATTTTCTTCAATTTTTTTTCTAACTATTTTTAATTCTTCAGAACTAAGTGCGTTGCCTTCTTTTATTCTATCTGCATTTCTTCCAGCTATTACTTCTTGTTTTTTTAAAACACCATTGTAATTCGCAATCCGTCCAACACCTTTAACATAGAAACCAACACCTTCTTGACTTATCTTGTTAAATTGTTTCTGTTGTTTTTCAAGCAACGCTAATTGCTCTCTATTTTCTTTTAATAAAGCTTTCTCTTCTTGGGAGCCAAACAATCTTTCTTTGTTAGCTTTCGCATTTTCCCTAACAATATCAGTATTAACGGTTAGAGCTTTTCCGTAGTCATTGACTTTAGAGACAGCCTCTGGAAAATCCTTAGATAATTGGACAATGATATCATCCAGTTCTTTCTGCTCTTTTTTATTGAGTTTGGTTTTACCTCCTAAATTTTCCGCTTTGTCACTTAATTCGTCATATCTATCAGCCAAACTTCTAGTCGTACTAGATTGTTTTTCCTGTTCTTCTCTTTGTTCAATAAAAGCTCTTGTAGCTTCATTGGTTGTTTCAATATTCTCGGATAGTGATTTATTTGCTTCACTTAAATAGTAAATCAACGCAGCCAATCCAGTTGCTACTATTCCAAACAGATTTGCTTTTAAAACATCACCAAGTTTCTTGAAAGCTAAACTCGCTCGTATTGATGCTACAGACGTTTTATTCAAGCCTTGCGCAGCTCTAATAGCTCCAAGTCTTTGCAATACCAAATTTCTATTTGAAAAAGCGACATTTGCCGCCATTATTTTCTGCTGAATAGAAGCCAAATAGACAGCCGCTTTGTATGCGAGCCACGCTTTTACTATGTAGGTTACAATAGGAATTAATGTATCTAAATTTCTAGCTAAGAATCCAATACCATCTTTTAGGGTGATTCCTGCTTCAGTTGAATCATTGAGCTTTAGAATATAGCCTTCCCAGGCAGATCGCAACAACTTAATCGAACCATCTAAAGTGTCAAGCTCTTGGTTTGCCATTCTTTCGGCAGTTCCTGCCGCATTATTCAAAGCATCATCTAATTCTTTAGTAGCATCAATATTGTTTGATAATACCGTAGCCGAAACTGCTGCTCTTTTACCAAATTCATCATTGGCAGCAGTTAACTTGTCTTGATTTTTCTTGATTTTTTCAAGTATTTGCTCGTAGTTCAAGCCTTGTGCAGCAGATTCAATGAATATATTTCTTAGTGCAGTGGAAGAGCTTGATACGTCAATTCCTGAATCTGCTAATTTACCCATTAAGGCAACTAGCTTTGTAAATGGAATTCCTGCTGCATTTGCTGCCCCGGCCACAATTGGTATCCCAGTTTCTAACTTCGAGAAGTTTAACGCGCTTTTTGCTGTAGATAGTGAAAGAATGTCAATAATTTTAGGCGCATCGGTAGTACTTAAATCATCGAAGGTATTTACAACAGCACCGACTAACTCGGCTGTTTTATCAAGTTCCGAGTTCATTGCGATGGAACCTGAAATAGTTGACTCAGTTAAATCAAGTATTTCCTGCTGCTCAAATCCTAAACGCGCATAGGCAATTTGAAGCTGCGTAACTTGTCCAGCAGTTTTTACAGTTGTTTCACCTAATCTTACTGCATCATCAGTAAGACCTTGCATTTCTTCTCGCTCTACTTGAAGAACTGCGGCAAGTGTAGCGTTTTGCTTTTCAAAGTCTCGAATAACCTGAACAGCATCTTTTACAACTGCCGCTACAAGGAATGCACCGCCCATAACACCCATTGCGGAAGCCAATGAGTTTGCTGCCGCCCTTGCATTTTGCATGGCTTTTGTGTAGTTTCCAACGTTACGTTGGAACTGTCCAACATTGACATCTACCTTTTTTAGTGCTGCATCAAGTTCTAGGATTCTTTTTCGTAATCGTTTGGCTTCTTTACCACTTGTGCCTTGAGTGAGTGCTACGTCTTTGTACCTTCTTCGAAGTTTGGTAAGAATGATTGACTGCTTTTCGTATTCAGTTGATAATTTTGACGAAAGTACAGCAGCTTCTCGCTTACCTCTGTTAAGGATTCTTAACTCATATTTTTCTTTTTCGGTTAATTTGATGCTTTGGCGCTGAACTCTGTTTTTTTTGCTTTCTAAGGAAATTCTTTGCTTTTCGGTCTGAATAGCGGCAATGATAGCTTTTTGTTTTGCTACAAGTGCGTTGTGTTCTGCCTTGATTGCTTCAGCAGCTCTTTTTCGCAGATTCTCTTCTTGCTGCTTGATTTGTAAAAATTCTTTTCGCCCATCAGCTACTTTGAATTGTTTTTCAATATTGGAATACTCGATTGCAACACTTTTGAGTTCTCGAAGTGCCGCCTCCCATTTTTCAGTAGCTTCTATTCCAGGTTGTAAACTTTCTGCAAAGTCCTTACCTACGGAGAATACTTTTTTTTCCGCTATGTCATTTCTGGTTATTCTACCTTTTCCCGACATTACTCTCTAGTGCTTTAATCTTTTTATTTCCAATACTGATTAATGAATAATACTGTGTGAGTGTAATCTTATTGGTGTCGATAAATCCTGAACCTGTAAAAGCACTGTAGCTCATAACTGCTTCGTCGAAACTCAATGCGTTTTTATCTGCATTGTCAATCTTTGGCATTCGCTTTTGGATTTTATCAAGCTTAATTTTTATATCCTCACTTTGGCGATCAATTCGTTCTAAATCTGCTTTTAAGTCACCTTTAAATTGATAGCTGTATTCTTTGAGTTTACTCATAAGCTCTTCATCTTCTCCATAGGTCAAACATCGTATTGAGATTTTAACTGATTGGAGTTTTGCTCCGAGAGCTTCAATTTTTTTAGAAAGATTTAGTACTTTGATTGCGTCTTTATTTGGCGGCGACAATTGGTTATGAGCTTCTTCAATTTGAATCCAAATACGCTGCAAATCTTCTTCAGAAGTGTTTTCTGTGGACAATAGTTTAATATCTCCAGTTTCTACAATCTTGAAGTATAATTTGGCTGGTATTATTTCAATTGAATCATAAGTCATAGTAATTCCTTTCTAAAATATTTTAAGAAAAAAGGTAATATTCGAGCGTCTATTACCTTTTGTAAATCTTGATCTTGCAAGCCGAAAATGTTATCAGATAACAGGTTGTCAAGTACTTCTCGTTTTTTTGAATCTTTGGTATCGAAAAAAATGCTATCCCTTGATACTTTTGCAAATAATCCATCAAGGAAATCGCCGCTTTCTAATAGATTGAATGGCTCACCAGCTTTTTTTCTTCCATCGGTGATGATTTCTGTAGCTACTGAGTAAAAGCCTATCGGTCTACCGAAAACATCTTGACTATCTTCATGAAGTGTAGCTACGTTGTAGGCAGCTAGTTCTTTTTCAATCTTCCTAATGAACCTAAAGAGGTCACTCTGTATTTTTCGACTCGTTAGCCTTTTCGCTGTTTTTTGTAGTTCTCTTATTGTTGCCACGTATAGCGATTTTATGGGCTTTTTTCAATTCTGCTTCACGTTGTTTAGATGGAATTTGTTTAAAGATCCAATTTGAAGCGTATTGTTCTTTAAATTTCCCAAAGGGTTCATTATAACCCTTTGGGAATACAATTCCTTTATACGTATTCATTAAGAAACTGTGATTTTCAACGGTTCAATTCCTTCGTAAAGCATTTCAGTAACTGAAACTACTCCGTTAATCTCAACCGTGTAATCAGTTAGGAACCCTGTTCCTGTAAGTTCATAGACACCATTTGGATCAACTGGAACGTTTCCAGTAGAAACGACTGCACCATCAGTATCTTTTATCGTGAAATGAGTGTACTCAAGGCTCGAAATAGGAGAACTTGAACATGAGGTGTAAGCCTTGAATTTGATAGAAGTAGCTGTAGCACTTTCTAAAACTAAACTCACATCTTCTATACCTTCCAATTCGGAAGCCTCAAATTCTGGTTTAATGATTGAATACACATCGCTTTCATACTTCAAGAAAACATCATTGAAAGGAACATCTGAATCAGTAGCCTCATTTCTAAGACCTATAAGGATTGATGTTAAGTTTCTTCCTCCGAAACTTCCGTTTTCAAAAAGTTCTCCTGTCACTTCTTCAGCATCAGTAATTTGAAAAACACGAGTGTAATCTGAATCTTCGTATGTTTTTAAATTTGCATACGTACAGATTGCTGTATCAATTCTATATTTGGAACCAGAAACACCTTCTTTGAGTTTATAGTCTTTGTATCGACCGTTTTTAATTTGAGCATCTGTATTGTTCGCTTCAACTCCTTCAATGTTTGGAAGAGGAACAATGTTTTTAGATTTAATAGCATCAAGCCATTTTGATTTGTCATTAGCATCAGCCTCAGAAGCGAATCTAAATCCTGACTTAGCCAATGCAATTGTTTTCACAGGAGCTTCAAGACACTGCTTTTTACCTCCTAAATTTTTTGTTGTGGATTCATTTCCACATGCGCGGTTTACTACCATGATGTTTTTTATTAATAATTAATTTTCTTTTGTTTACAATTCGTAAGTTCTAACTCACAACTGAACTTTAACACATCCCAAATGTCAGTAGCTTTGTTAACTGTATCTCCTTGGTTTTTTTCTTTTACTCCGTAGTTGTAATGAAGCTCATAACTTTCATCATCTCGGTTTCTAATCAGAGTAAATCCTGATTGGCTTAATGCCTTGACGATATTATCATAAAGAGGCACAAGAGTTGGCTTAACTGTTACTTCAAGCCTTTGTCTATTGCTCATTTCTGAATTTGTTAGAGTGGCTAAAATGAATTTGAATTTACCTCTCTTTCTATTCCTTCCTGTTAATTTGGTAGGTGTTTCTAACCAAACCAATGGATAAACTTTACCGCCTTCCTTTGCTTTTTGGTCCAGATACCTCAATAAATCTTCATGTGTACCGAAATCATATTGAGGTTTATATTCAGATTCACTGATAGTCATTACTGGCAGTGTATCAAAAAGAGCTATGAATCTTTCTTCAGCAATTATCATAATCCAAGAATATTTACGTTCTCAAATCTTTTAGGATGCCAATTAGCATACGTTCCAGGACTTACATTATTCATATCTTGAATGAAATCATATAGACTTCTAAAGCCATGAGTACAGTTAGTAAATTCAGTAAGTTTGTGAAATGTTCTAAACGAAGCCACGTACAAAGGATCTGCTGTTACATTGATAGAATTTTTGGTCTTCTCAATTTGCGCTCCAGTTCCTTTGAAACTAACTAAATTATTAGATAAGAACTCACAGAATACATAGTAAGCTATTAAGCTTCTATCAAGTAGTTTGTCTTTAAATATCAAGCCTCGCCACTTCACAGGCAAACCATCTATATCGTATTCTTTACCATTGAGTAAATCATCCCATTTTTGGTTCGCTGTTGATTTTAATCCGTTTGAAGTGCTTGAATCCAATTCATTTATGAACTCACTGTATAATGGATATCCGAAACAATCAACTAAAATATCTCGCTCAAATTCCTCTATGTAATAGTCAAGACTTGTAGCGTTTCCAATAAGATTACTATTTGGAGCTGTGTCTTGTGCGTTCGGAATTTGAACGATGGATTTGAAATATGAGCGAGATATAATCATTGTGCTAATTATTTTTTCAGTTTAGCTACTTCTGTATTTGCCTTTTTCAAAGCAGCTTCCGAAATTTTTAGTTTTCCTTGAGCTTCTGTCAGCGAAGCTTTAACTTTACCAAGTTCTTCGTTGGCAGTAGCTAGTTCTGTTTCCTTCCCACTTAATTGAGTTTGTAAATCCTCAATTTGTGTTTTCGCTTTACCAAGTTCTTCGTTGGCAGTAGCTAGTTGAGACTTTAGCTCTTTAACATTGGCATCGTCAGAAGTGTCATCTTCTTTTTTTACCTCTCCTACAATCTCAACTTTTTCGTTTTTAACACAAGCCTTAGCTGTGCTTTCTTCCATTTCGAGAGTATCATCTTTTTTATACTCTCCGAAACTTTCAACAATTACTTTTACTTTTACTTTTTTCATAATTACACAGTTTTAATCGCTGTTTTTACAGTTTCGATGTCATCATAAATAAAGGCTTGTCTATCCAACCTTTTTACAAAAGCATGAAATCTTGAACTTCCTAGAATACCAAACTGCCCTTTGATGAAATCTTCATTGATCCATCCAATTTGAACAGTGTAAGACTTGTAGTTTGTTGTGTTATATCTACTCATATCACACACAAATAATTTTCCAGCCGGAACATCTCTCTCAGGGATGATAGTAGTTCCTCCAATGTTTACTCTATTGAATAAGCTTGCAGTTGGATAAAGAGGTTTTCCGTCTCCGTCCTTTGCAGATACAAACTGTAAAAAGAAGTCTGTAGGATTCAACACAGTTAAACTAGGCATGTATGACATTTCATCCTCATAGTTGTGAGTGTTGTAAATATCCGTAATACAAGCATTGATAACATCCATAATGTTTGGATTAGCTACTTTATTCGCCATCGTTCCAGCAACAAACGTTCTACCGTATTTAGTTGCTCCTTTAGGATTTACTCCTAAACCATCTCCAAACAAAATTCCTTTTTGCTTTTTGAGATTGTGCTTTTTAAACAATAAATCTCTAGCAATGGAGTTAATTCCGGCAATATCTTGAATAGATTCCTCCGTTAATTTCATGTAAGCAGCAATCTTCTTAGGAGATGCGTATCTAGTTTCAATAGTGAAATCGATTTTAGAAGCAGCTTCTCCTTCTCCTAAGAATGTGAAATCTCCATCTTTAGGTAAAGTTTCTGTATATGGATAAGAAGCTAATGACGTGTTAACGTTAGTAGTTAAAGCAAGAATATCTGCTCCTCTTAAATTCGCATTACTTGGAGGCGCAACTTGCGTACCAACCAACTCAGGAATTCCTTCCGGATTTGTGGCATTTCCTGTGGTAATATCTTCAGGAGCTTTTACAGTGATTTCAATAACACCGGACTTTGTTTCATAAAGAGACTTTATTTTGTCGTGATTCTTTTCAATAAAGTTTTTGATTTGCTTGAAAATAGAATCTCCGCTTCCTCCGATACCACCATTCTCTTTAAGTTGATCGATTGATTCTTGTGCTTCCTTCAATTGCTTTTGCATTTTTGTTAATTCTTCAGCTTTAGCATAATCTTTTAAACCATCTTCTAGGTTTTTAATGCTAGTTTCCGCCTCTTTTAGTTTTTCGGCAGTAGGTCGTTTTTCTAGTGACTCTTTAATAGCTTTGAATTGCTCATTAAAGAATTCACTATGTAATTGGGCTTTCTCTTCGTTAGACTTCTCTTTGTAGTCATCTTCTGAAATGTTTTTGCCTTCTAAAAATTTTAAAAATTCTTTCTTCATTTTTTGCTTTAAATTAAGTTTGTACTAAATAATTGTTCGGTTAGAGTGTTTTCAGCAAACGGCTCTGAGTCTTGAGTGTTTTCAGCAAACGGCTCAATATTTTTAGATATTTCTTGAACAGTAGTCAACTCATTAGCTCCAAATAAAACACATGAGTTTTCCAGTAATTGATATTCTACTACAGCCCAAAAGAAACCTCTTGATTCAACTTTATCTTTGTTTATTACATACTTGATGTACTTGTCGTAGTTCTCTTTTTCGCTTTTATAATCTTCTTCACTTGAATTGATACACAGATATATTTTTCTATACCTTAACCCAATTGAATGCTGCTTGATTTCATCGTCTAAGTACAGAAAGTAGACTTTGCTGTCGTACTTTCTTCTTACAATGGACGAAACCATTAAAGCTTCCGCTTCTTTTAAGTCAGAATCTATATTGAATTGGTCAAGTGAAATTGTTTCTGTATTGGCAGCAACATCTCCACCAACAATACCATCCGTTGAGTAATTGTGATTTTTTAAATGATATAGGAGGTTTTTATTAGAAGCTCCTCTGTCTTTTAAAGTTTTGTCTGCGCTACCTGGAATAAGAACGTCCATATAAGAATCACACCAGCCATGCATGTTTCCGATAACCTTTACAGCAACTTCATCATCTGAAAGGGTAGAGTCTTTACTTGTAGTTTTCTTTACAGATTTTCCAATTTTAGATAAATCATTAGTTTTTATTTCTACACATCCATAATCAAATATGTCTGACTTAATAGGTAGTTTACATTTCTGTTCTATTAGGTTGGTTTTATTAGATTTTAAAAACCTGAATAGTTCTGATTTCTTTATTGCTGGCAGACTTACTCTCATTTTTTTACAATTTTGTTGTGTTTAAGCACTTTGCTTTTTTCTGAAATCGACTGTTGTAAAGCTTTCTTATCAACAGTATTTTTTTTGTCATTAGTTGTTTTCATTCCTAGTAGTATTAAATTCTAATTCCATTCCTAAAAACTTTGCAGCACTCTCGTGCTTAACACCTGACTTTATAAGCCTCTCCAAAGATTTAGCATTCGTTTCGTTTACTTTAGCCTCTTCCTTCTTGAATACTTGCATAAATGGAAGGTGTGACCAATCAAGGACTATCTTTTTATTAGCTGTGTTGTATTCTAATCTCTTGGAAATATTATCTCCTAAATCAGATCCTTTTGGAGAAAGTGTATAACTAACATGAGAACCTCTAGCTTTTTCTTGGTTCTCGTAGGTGCTGCTTTCATAAGCTTCTAATACATCTCTAGGAATACCGTACATTTTCCCTATTTTGTAATAATCAGCTAAATAGCTATCATCTAAGTTTTTTAAAACCTCTGATCGCTCAATAAATCTTTTGATATCAATAGGCGTTTTAACCGCATGTACTTTTTTATCTCCATCAATGCGCTGCTCAATTTCTTGCTTCTCATCAGCTTTCATCATTGGTAGATTAACATTCTTCTCGTCAATCTTTCCATTCACTATGTACTTACCTAAATACCTAGCATTTATATTTTTGCTGTCAATTCCAGCTTCTGAGTTTGAAATGATTTTGTAAAGAGCATCCAGTCTTGAGTTTCCTTTAAACCAATTCCCTGTGCTATTTGTTAAATCAGTTATAAAAAGAAGCTCTTTAACTTTGAATGTATTGTAAGTTCCATCATCATTGAGATACTTCACTTGCTCTTCTTCTAAGTCTTTAAGTCCTTTCTTGGATAGGATTAATTTCTTGACTTTTGCTTGTAGCTTGGTTGGGAAATAAATACGAGATGTATCTAAAAAGTACATCATATTGTTGTCTCGATCAATGTCTCCGGACTTGATATAGAGAACTGCATTTCCTAACATTAGCCAAAACATATAATCCCAAAGAATTTGTCTCTGAGATTGAAAAGGGTTTGGATTGCTTAGAAGGTTGTATAATGGATCGTTTTCAACTGGCTTATCATTCTGTTTTACCTCTACAGTTGCGAGAGAAAACAAATCGCATTGAAGAGCAAAAACTTTTAACGCTGCTGGATTAGATAGAACAGCAGCTAATTTGTCAGCTTCATCTGCATAATCATTGTATTGGGGTGTAGCGTTTATCAAAGAGAATAGGCTTTTACCGAAACTCTTCTTAAACTTATTACTTCCAAAAACAAATGACAAACTAAAACCCATAAATACAAATGTTTACCTAACAAATTTAGGTGTTAACAAAAGGCTTCATCGAGGCAAATTTTGAAAATTATAGTATGATTCCGTGTTCGTCTTTTAGTCCGCGGCAACCATACTCTTGACCGTCCATAATATGATCGTTTCCTTTCTTTGGTTTTCCGTCAATTGGCACTTTGTTGATGTCTACTTCTAAGTAATAACCATTGTATTCTTTTTCAAGGTTAGTAGAATCTTCTGTGTAGTAATTCACAGCTCTATTGATGAAGTTGATGTTTGACTTTTTATCTTTAGTAGCTGCTACAGCGTTGAAACCAGCTTCACGTAATTCAACTATCAAACCACTTTGAGCCGGATCACAAAACATCATCATATCTCTGTCAACTCCTAATTCAGAAAACACATAAGAAAGTAATCCTCTATGTTTAGACCAAATATTGTTTTGCTGATCTTCCGGATGAGTTGCGATATTGTCACGAATGCTTTGTAAGTATTCCTTATGTTCTAAATTAAGCGCACGTAATGACTTGTACAACAACTCTCTTCTATAAAAAGCACCATCTTTGTACTTAACATGAGTTAGAGTGGTAGGAGCTGTATCTCCAAAGTCTACACCGTAACACTCTGCACCGTCAATATTATTAAATTCTTCAACGGTAATCTTTTTCCAACCATAATACACTTTACTATCTCCGCCATCAGACACCAAGCCTTTTATTTGATTGTAGTAGTATCGAGGCTGTGTTTCTTTGTATCGTTCATAACGAGCAATAGTATTTGAATCAAGGTTCTTGATGTTGTCCTTATACGTGCCAAATATTGATAGATGGTTTGGTAAGTTCTTTGACTGTAGTTTATAATAACCTTCAACACCACTTTCTAGTAAGTCATAGTAATCTGTTACAAGCCAATGGTCTTTAGGAGGAGCATTCCATGAGCGAATAATTTTTACAGGAGCTTTGATGGTTCTCAGTGAGTCGGCTAGCTTATTATACTCTTCCTGTCCGACTTCCTCACATTCCTCAATCATTACATGAGTAGCTCCAGCAATTGACTTCATGTTTGCAGTATTGCTTTTGGAACTTGCTTTAAATCCTTTCGACTTGATTGAGTTCCCTGTAGGCTTATGTACTGCCGTCATATCAGTATCATTGATTTTAAAGTCTTTTAAGTAGTTGTAATCATTGAGTTCTGAAACCTCATTGATTCTATCTTTAAAATCTTGCCATAATGAATCCCTTACAGTTCCTTGAATGGCTCTAACAAAATAACCTCTAAAGTAATTTGAAGTTATCATTGAAAGAAAAGCGTATAAAGTCATGTTGTGAGAACCGCCACGACCACGACCTCCCCAAATATCAGCTTCGTAAAAGTTTTGTGTGAATAATGGTTTTGCGTATTTACTAGGACGGATCAGCATCTTCTGAGAAATCTACAAATTCAACTTTGACACTTGTAATGTCCTTTCTTTTTTGCTCGTTGTCTTTTTCGTAGAATCCAATGTGTTTAGCTATTTTCTCTATAGTCCAATCCTTACCATGCAATTTGAGTTCTACTCCGTTTCTTCCTTCCTTTATGGATTCAATACACATCAATTGCTCTTCTGTTAGTTGGTCGAATGGTTTAAATTGTAGGACGCTTTCAGTTGCAAAGACTTCTTTTCCGGTTTCTTTATCTGTCCCAACAGGCATTTTGATTTGAACGAAATCAACATATTCATCAATGCGAGACTTACGAAGAATGTTCAAATGTTTAAGCAACTCCCTTGAATCACATTTGAATTCTTTTTCAGCTATTTCGGCAGCAATTGCTTGAAGTTCTTTTATCCTCGCCCTGACCTCGCCCTTTTCAGATAGAGCGTAAGCTTTATTATGCACTGTCTCATCCTTCATTCGTGAGGTATTGTAAGCAATGCGATAAGCTTGTGTTTTATTACCGCTTTTCACATACTCTTTACAAAATATTTCCTGTTTCTTAGTTAGTGGCATAATTCAAAAAATGCTGTTTTAAATAATTTTTGGTTCTCGTCAACTCTCTTGATGATATTGGCTTCAATAAGTAATTTGAAAGTGTATCTAATTGTTCTTATAGAAACACACATTTCTTTTAGTACTCTGATGTGTATTGTATCATGTGTGAATAAACCTTTTTCAACACATATCTTTTCAAGAGTTTTGAATCGTTCCGGTGTTCGGCTGAGTCCTTTGCTTACTAAATATTCAGTGAATTTATTTTTGATAGATTGATATTGCTCCTCATTGGGTTGGTTAGATAGATAACTATTAACTTCAGACAATAGCAATTCAGCGTCTCCAGTTTCAATAGTCGCCTTTCTTACCTTTATTAATAAAATATCACTCATTCGCTTAGTAAGTCATTATGAACAAAACAAAAAGGAATACAAACCATAATACTATGGCGATATTAGGATTCACATTCCTGTATTGCTTCATAGTTTTACGCTGTTAGAACAATTTTTCCAGTTTTGGCCTTTTTAAATGATCTAAAACTCTTGTCAATGGCTGGGGCTTTTCGGTACCATCCTTTGCCGCCTGTTGGGTTTAAGTATCTACTGGCTTTCTTTTGCCTTCCAATACGAAATCTTCTAAAATTCTCATTTACTGGAGCTGGAGGATAATACTTTGAAGTTGTTGTTGCTTTGGTCTTTTTTTTTGTTAATAGGGGTTTAACCCACTTACCAATGTTTCTAATGACTTTCATACATTAATATTTTGCTGTTGATATATTCGAAGTCAAAAGGAACTCCATTTCGTTCCAGGAAGTCTTTGTGTCTTTTGTAGAGAAAGGCTTTGTGCTGCCTTTTATCTCCGTAGAATATGTGTTCTTGTCTTGTTAATGCTTGTAGGTTTTCTATTCTGTCTTTATTACCATTGGGATCACCTCCCATACCTTTGCAATCAATATGGTGTATATCGACTGCTTTTTTTCCTGATAGTTCAGATGGTATAAAATCAGTAATTGAATATCCTAAAGCATCCAAGTAAATTTTGGTATGCTTCTTCAATCTATATTCTTTTAGAGAAGTCTTTTTTTGAAGTCTAAATGCGGCGGAATGCCTTGAAGTCAAACAAATATAGCGATTTTTCAGTGAATTACGAAGCTATATTATTAGTAAATAGTTGGAAAAGTTGATCTGATAATTTTGAGCTTTTTTCAGTAACTACAACTTCTTTTTCTTTTTTTGGTTTTGATGTTGATTTCTTCTTTGTGTACTTATCGCTTAGAGTGAATCCTTTGATTTCTCCGTATGCCTTATTGAGTAGGTACCAGTCTTTTTCATTTTGGAATTTGATGTGCAATGTACCTTTGTTAAATCCTTTGATTTCAAAGAAAGACCATTTGTACCACTTGTTTCTTTCAAGTCCTTCGTTAGAGTTGAAAAACTTCCATAAAGTTTCATGATCGTCGTAGTTCCCACCTGTAATATTGCAAAGGACTTTTACTAAATCATCAAGCTTCTTTTCTCTACCGTGATAGCACAATTCAACTTTTCCTGCCCTCCATGCTGGTTTTACAGTATAATTGATGATGAACTTTTTATTAAGCATGTGTCCAGAGTTGGTTTTCCATCCCTCAACACCGAATCTATTTTCATGAGTGTGTTTTGTGAAGTTGTCAATCACTTCTTCAAGAGCTTTGTTCATGGTCTGCTGTCTGGTTCCTATTATAATGTCAAACATTCTGTAAACGTTTTTCATAGTGAATGGGTACTTTTCTTGAGTCTCAACAAATCGGTTGATATCTTCCATTACTCCAGAAGTGACGTATTTACTAAGGTTCATTTTTGAAAAGATATAAGCCCAAGATCTTTTTTGCAACGTTTTAGAAAATTCTTCTTTGCTGGTCACTACTTCATTGTACGATACGCTGAATGATATTTTTTCAATTCCAATTACTGAGGTATTTCTTGTTAGATCATTGGTTAGTTCTTGCAACTTATCAAAAGTTTTCATTGCACCAACATAACGATTCACCAAAGCACGTACCTCATTAAATTGCATGATTCCGTTTTCTTGCTGATCTTCTTCGTCTTCATCCATGAAAAAGCCTTCAAACTTTTCTTCTTGGCTTAATACTGGTTTGAATAAGCGAATCAAACCAACTTCAACACCTGTCTTTCTTTCAGCTTGAGAAAAACAATCTCCTAAATTTTCAGTTACTCCATACTTACTAATTAGTGAACTTAATTCGCGGTATCTGTAATCTTTGCTAATGGTCTGCCAATTACATAAAGAAATGATTTCGCAGCCTTCAGGAGCGATATTGTATGCATGAACTATATGCTTTTCAGCATTACTAAAAGGAGGATTCATAATAATCATGTCTACATGACTTATCTGCTCTGAAATACAATCGAAAAAATCTTCTCCTATTAACTGAGCTTTATCCATTACGATTTTTTGTAATTCTTTGTTTTTCTCAATGGCTAGTACTTCCTTAGCTCCTAAAGATTTACAATAATCAACAATATTCTCTTTTCCAGCTTGAGGCTCTAGTACAATTTTACCAAAGCAATCAATTTGAATAGATTCTAATACGTCTTGTGGTGTTGGAAAAAACTCTCTGTCAAACATAATTCTAACTTTTAAAGAAGAGCCTATTGGATAGGCTCAACTTGATGGTTACTAAACAAATTTGCAATCCCGAAGAACTCGTATTCATCTTTTTTGCCTTCTTCATTCTCTTTTTCAAATTTTCTAGGCTTTGACCAAATAAAGAATGATTTAGAACCTCTTACGACTTTGAATCCTTTTTCTTTCCAACCTTTGAATGTATTGAATTCTGTATGCTCTTCGTTTTTATACATAGTGTTCAGAATTACTTCGTTTACTGTGCTGTATAGCTCTGCTATTCCAGGAACTTCTTCAAGCATCTGCTTTGCTGTTTTACTAAATGATTTTAGTAATCTCTTTTTTTCTTCGATTCCGCTAGTTGAGAAAATTAAGTTGTAAAAGTCTTCTTTCGATTGTATTTCAGTACTCATGATATGTGTTTTTGTTTTACTTTGTAAATATACGTTACTTTTATTTACAAAACAAATATTTTTATAAATTTTAGTAACTTTTATTTATAATTTATGTACTTTTACGGTATGGCACTAAAAGCAAATAAGGTTTTTACAGCATCTTTAAAAGGTGAAGGGGTTGTTTTATGGGATACTACTCTCAGACCTCTCTGCGTTCAACTTAGAGCGTATGATCCTGAATCACGCGGGTACATTACAATATTTAATGGACTGAAAGACTCTGGGAAATATGAGTTTATTACGAAATCAGGAAAACAATATATTATTCAAGAGCTTACTCGTTAACTAGATTCAGTTGGTTTTACTTCCTCGCTGACTACTTCGATATTATTGACGCTATTTGCGGTCTCAAGGAATACTGTTTCAGTCATATCAAGCCAAACAGGAGGCTGTGTTCTACCGCTATAAACTCCAAGCCATAGCTTTCCATGAAATAGGAATTTTAAACGTTCCCAGAATGATGTAGTCCAAAGGGAAATACATTCACCGCTTTCGGTTCTGCATACCCATAAACTTCCGCACTGTTCGTCAGTCATTGAATCTGGTTTTTTCAATTCTACATTTGCTTCTTTAATTTTTTTTGGTTTCATAATTTTAAAAGTTTAAAATGTTGTCTAATTGTTTGAGCTGATCGAATGTTACTACCTTTCCGACAACTTCATCAATAGTCACATCAACAGTAACTAATTTATTCAATCCTAATTCATAGGTAAATTCGATTAGAATGAATCCTTTCTTATATCTTAAAGTTTCCCATTCATCATGCTCGTAATGCTTTACTAATTCAAAGCCTAAATCAACGACTTGTTGCTCTTCCATGCTATAGTTAAAAGTTTTTGCTTAATATTTTTCCAAGTTCTAAACAGAAGTATTTTTTGTTGTATTCTGCACCCCATTCGGTAAGCCCCGTATCCACATCTATACCTTTTAATTCAATCACAAATTGATTCCTGTTTTTAGAAAATCCATTTGAAAAAGTTATGGTCTCAAATTTTTTGATTTCAGCCCAATAAGCTTTCATAACAGTTTTGAAATCATGATTATTCAATAAGTCATATACAATGTCTTCTGAAATCCATTTATTATCGTTTTTGGCTTCTTCAGGATAATCAACTTCAATAAGCCTTTTAGTCCAATAGGGTGTTAGGTTTCGATACTCCTCTTTCTTCTCTCCAGAAGCAATCATATCAAACCACTTCTTTTTTAAGTTTAGATGTAATGTCATACTACAGGTTTAATGCTACTGTTTTTGAGTTTTATAATGAATATTTCTACAATTCCAACAAACTAAATGACCTGTTTTGGTGTCACGGAATCCATTGAATATATGCGGACTGTGTGCCTTTGGTTTTGGCTGCAAATTGCAGTAATTACAGGTTTTTATGTTGGAAAATAGATTGCTCATTTTCTACAGTTTTAAGGCAAAGCATCCCAATTCCAAGGACGATTTACTTTGCGTATTTTATTAATTCTGATTTGCTGTACTTTTTGAGGAGAAATCATCAAATCATTTTCAATCATAAAATTTCTAACTCTGTTATATGATAGATCGAGTAAATTAGCTATATCCATCATTGATAGTTTTTCTCGATTTTCTTTTATGAATTCCTTCTGATCGTCGTTCATTATCTACAGTTTTAATAATTTTTCAATTCTATTAATGTCTGCTTTGATACTCTCCAGATGGTTGAGTCGATCTTTGTGTGCAATCTCTCTTTCAAGCACATTTGATCTTAATGGATTTCTTGAATACCATTCGATATGTTTGAAAGCAATCTCTTGATCTGCTTTTCTTCTGTCGAGTTGTTCTTGCAGTGGTCGTTCGTTTCCATCCTTATCATACTTCCATATTAATGTTGGACATGATTTGTCAATACGCTGCATTTGTAAAGCCTGTTATTGGATTCCAACCATATTGATAAAAAGGATGATTCAATTTTTGGTAAATACCGCTTTTTTCCTTTTGAATCCTTTCTTGATGAGCTTGCTTTCTAAACTTCTGGATTAATTCAGGAGGTGCTTTTAATTTTTTAGAGTTACAATAAGATAGAACTAGGCTAAATCTTACATTAAGAATCTGAGCCATTTTATTTTTACTCATTTTCAAGTAGTTTTCTTCTACAAATTTCTTTTGCTCGTCGTTCATGATTTCTACAGATTAAGTGTTAATTGTTTGTTTGATTTTCCTCGATAATATTCTCCCGTCAACCGATTGTATTGAAACCAATTATTCGAAAATTTTGATTCGTAAGTTTTGAGATTAATAGCTTTAATCCATCCACCGCAATCAAGACACCTTGTGTCAGATTTTTCACAGTTATGATAAACTGCTTCACACTGTGGATCTGGGCAAACTTTAATCATGATTTCTACTGTTTTACTGTTAGTGAATCTACTATTTGCATTCTGCACTTCTGAATGTTGTCTAAGTCTTTGTCATTACAATCAAAATATTTTTGCAAATCCTCTTTTTCTTCAATGTCTGTTATTGCATGCGCTAATATTGTGTTGATTCTTTCTGCCGTTCTTACAGACATTTTTAATTTTACTTCCATATTCTACTATTAATTTGTTATTTGATCTAAGATTGATATTTGCGTTTCCTTCTTTCCCCACTGTTTGGCAATTGCTTTGGCAATACCTGGAAACGTTCGGCTTCTTAATTTTTGTCTTTCAGGACCTGGTGGTAACTTCCAAATTCTTTGTTCTCTACCTTCAACAATATTTGTTGATTTCAGTTTATCAAGTCCTTTAAGCCAGAAACATGTTGCTTTCGTTTCACCGTGACCATATTGCCAAGGTTGTATTAACTGATCGTACTTTCTTCCTAGAAGCTTTAGAGCGTATTTATGTGGAATTGGATTTTCAATTGCTATTCGTTCACACGGATGGTCTAAAAACAATTTAAAGAAATCACATGCTTCATACATCTTTATCCAGCGTTTTGCGTCTTTATGCAAGTGCTGAACACCAGAATTGGCAATGTATGTGCATGGCGGGTGTGCGATAATTAAGTCCCAATCATTATACAAGATGTCTTTTACATTTCCTTGATAATGTTGTCCAGGTATCGCGGTTTCTTGAATGTCACAACTCCATGCATCGTGACCAAGTTTTTTAAACTCTTCACGAACAATTCCGCTTTCTTCGCATGCTATTAGTACTCTCATGAAACTACAGGTTTTTAGAGCGCCCCGAAAGGCGCGTTAAGTTTTAGCTGTCAATTGAATTTTTATAGGTGTTGACGTTTTTATAATTCACGTCAAACTGTACCGCGTTCTCTGAATGCACCTTTCCAGTAGTTTCATTTTTTAAAATGTAATCTCCTCTGTTCACTTTACCGAAATCAGTATTAACTGTACCAGAACTTACGTCTAAAAGATAATTACCAGACATATCCGTCCACCATTTAGGTACTTTTTCTTCCATCCATCTAAATGCTTGAAAATTTTCGTTTTTGTCATTAATTACATGTTGCATAATGTTTTATAATTTTGATTGCGTCCTTTGAAATAGGCGGTACGCGATACCTACAGGTTTAATGCTACTGTTTTTGAGTTTTATAATGAATATTTCTACAATTCCAACAAACTAAATGACCTGTTTTGGTGTCACGGAATCCATTGAATATATGCGGACTGTGTGCCTTTGGTTTTGGCTGCAAATTGCAGTAATTACAGGTTTTTATGTTGGAAAATAGATTGCTCATTTTCTACAGTTTTAAATCTATTTTGCTCTGTGGGTAAGAGTCGAACCTACCGTTGTTTAAATTTACCTTTTAAACCAAATCGCCATCACAGATAACCATCTTTCGTCGTTGAAAGTAAAGTCACGTTCACGTATCTAACTTTTGCATCGGGATTCAGCAGAACTCTCTTTTAGCCCGTTTAATTTCTACTTATTAAAACCTGTTTTTGGTTTTAAGTTATTTGATACAGTATTTTATAATTTGTCTATGAATACCATCGTGAACGGTTATTTTCTTTTCTTTGAATAGCTCGTTTAGAGCTTTTTTAATATCTCCTAGATTTCCAACAAAATCAGAAATGTATAATCCACAATGACCGCCTGAGCCTATATGCTTTTGTTTGATTTGATCTAGTAGTTTCTGCTTCATTTTTCTTCTGTACCAGCATACCTGTTATGAATTTCCTTTTCTACGATTTCATAAACTTGTGCATCATAGTTTTCCGAGTTTTCACCATTGAGTTTTAAATATTCTCTTAGTTTATCTTCACTCACATTTTGGGCTTCAATACGTACTTTCTCTAAATAATCCGTTCTATTGGTAACGATTCCTTTTTTCTGTAATCGCTTTTTATGTCTTGAGCCTAAGCCCGATCCGTTTCGATTATGATTTACTTTTTCGTCTCCAATACCTTCAAACATTTTAGAAGCTACTTTAGGATCGATTCCATTCAATGTGATTCCTTTGAAATCATCTTTTGCTTTTTGATGTTGGTTTTCTCTTTCCTGAGCTTTTAGTTCTAAGTATGCGGGAATCCATTTGTGAAACACAGTTTGGCTATCAAGCCTAAAATCTTTACCGTCTCCGATTTTTCCTTGACGAGCATATTTAAACATCAATGCAACATCTTCAAGAGTTTCATATCCAAAGACCTCGAATAAATCTAATGCCATCATTGAAGCTTGAGTTGGCGTGAACTTTTTACCAACATTGAAATTCTCAGATAATCTAAGCGCTAAGTATGCTATGGCTTTGATTACGTTCTTTTTTTCAATTTGAGTGGAAAGCTTATTGAGTTGAATTCCATCCATTGCTTTTGATACAGTAAGTTCACTCTCAAAAACAATAAGCTCACTCGTATCATTTTTAGCCAAGCAACTCATCAACTGCATGGTTGACTTCTGACTTAATGTCGCTATCTGATTTGGCGTAACTTGTATTCCTGTTTCCATTGCTAATTATTTCGTCTTTCCAAGACTGGTTGTTTAAAAAAGTTTCAGGGTTCTTTCGGTATTGCTTGTTTGGTTGAGCTTGTTTGTAATTTGGAATGTAAATCATGATTGCTTCCTTAGTTTGCTGAGAAAGCTTTTCCCATTTAGCTTTTATCTTTTCTTTTCTTCCAACTTTTTTATCATACTCATTCCAAAAATCATCGAACGTCGGATATATTTCTACATCTACATTTTCATTTTTAATTACATTTCCATCTTCATTTGCATTTGCATTTGCTTTATTGTTAACCATTTGGTTAACCATTTTTTTAAACCACTCTCTAACCTTTGATTTTATTAGGTTTTCATCTTTAATTACTTCACCATTTTCTTTGATGAAATCGTCCATGATGAACAATTTTTTTATTTTTTCTTGCTGCTTTTTATTTAATTTTGATCGAGAAATTAAACCTGCAAAACAAGCTGCGGCGGTTTTTTTTGGTTTGTTCGTTGACCGTTTGGCTATCTCTTCGGCTAACCTAACGTTTAACCAACCGTCAACCATTTGGTTGAACTTTTGGTTAAGCACGTCCTTAATGGTTTGTTCAGTACAACCTGAACAATACATTAATAATCTCCGTGTGTCGTTCGGGATTGTTCCATTTTGGTGCTGGTAGATTAATAAGTCTACGTAGCATGCGCGTTCCTCTGGAAGCATCATGCGAGTACCTTCATAGAAGTCTTTAGAATAGAATAAGAATGCTGGATCTTTCATGAATGGCTATTCAACAATTGTTACTGTTATTTGCTTCATAATTCTTTCATAGATAAAGGCGCGTTCCTTGGGGGATAGCCCTCTATCTGAAATTATTTTGTTATCTATTATTTCGAACTTTACTTCTATGTTGTTACGAAGCCTGAATAGATAATACACTGAAGGTAGATCCAGACTTGCAACGACATAGAAAGTAGGCTGTTCGTTCATTCCAGTTTTTTTACACTGTCGAAGATTACATTGTCAAACCTCTGTATTTGGCTGTCTCTCGGTACTTCGTTAAATTCCAATGAGAAAAAAACTTCGATATCGTCGTTAACTTTAAGCCCTTGCACAAGTATCATTTTACTTTTGCGGACTTGAAATCGTGCTGGTTTAATTGATCCTATTGGTTGAATAATTAAATCAACGCGCTCAGTGTCTGGAAGATTCTTTTTCCTCTTAGTTACTTGTACTGTTTCTATCTGTAATATTGTGCCTTTAATTGATGGTGTCATTTGTTGTAGGTTTGGAGGTTCTACTTAATTGCTTTGATTCTCGAAATATGTTTTGGAAAAAGTATGGCTTACAACATCATTGCATGAGATTGTTTTTGCGGAAAGGATTGTGACTTGAAACGTTCCTGTTTGATCGCTATCCTGTCTTAATTTGGTCAGGAAGTTTATTATGTACACTTTGGCTTTTTCCGCGTCTGTAGCGTTTAAAATGAAGTTCTGAGTTATTAATCCTTCATCTTCATAATTTACTTCAACTTCTACCTTATAATAATGTTCTTCTTTCTTGGTTTCCTCTGAAGAATTGGAAGAAATTAGGTTACTGTAGTCCAGCTCTCTAATTCCCTTGAACTTGAATACTCCTGAATACTTTTGCTCCACAAAGTCTATGGCTATATCTCGTGCAGTTTCAATTGAGTTTGCGTATAAGTAGATATTTTTCTTTTTCGAGTTTAATTCAAAGGTTACTACCCAAACAGAAGCATGATTTTTAACTAGCTCACATTCTCTTTGCTGGTTGCTTATTTCTACTTCTTTAATATCTCCACTTTGTAGATGGAAGTTTATTTTTGAAATTGCATCATTATTAAGATGAGTACCTCTTTCAAAGATTAACTCATTTCTTTCGATTGAAACTACATCTCCAGTATCTTCATCTACAAAATCTTCATTCCATGTACGGAGTAGCCTTTTAGCTAGATACATGTTTTTCATTTCCGAGATGTCGGAAGTTGTTATGATTCTTTCTTCAAACTTAGTTTTCATATTTACCATTTTTTATGTAGAATATTAGAAAGAAATTAGGTTCTTAAATTTTTGAAAACCGTATGCATTTGTTTTTTCTAGGATCGGGTATAATTCTTTTGCGGTGATGCTTTCAACGGTAATGTTGTTTTGCTCACGCCAATTTTTCACACCTAATTCACATGCTCCTGTAATAATTCGGTAGTAGTTATCTGTGATTACTGTGTCTTCATTTATTGGTTCATTTTGAAGTTTCTCAGCAACTATTTTAAACTGCACGTCACTTATAGCCTTTTTAACGGTACTACCATGAGCAAAATGACTTTCCTTTTCAGCCACATAACAATCGGTCTTTTGAATATTACCTCTTCTGATTCCATAGAAATTGAATCCTGAGTAAATTTTTATTCCTTTAGAAGTCTTCTTTGATGTTATAGCAAAGATGTAACCGTCTACTATTTTCACATCGTACTTCTTTCCTTTGATTTCAACCGCAGTCAATTGGTTTCCGTCAAACGCCCCTGAGCCAATGTGAGTGACACTGTTAGGGATTTCAACCGCAGTCAATTGGTTTCCGTCAAACGCCCAGTCGCCAATGTGAGTGACACTGTTAGGGATTTCAACCGCAGTCAATTGGTTTCCGTCAAACGCCCAGTCGCCAATGTGAGTGACACTGTTAGGGATTTCAACCGCAGTCAATTGGTTTCCGTCAAACGCCCCTGAGCCAATGTGAGTGACACTGTTAGGGATTTCAACCGCAGTCAATTGGTTTCCGTCAAACGC